GTTCCTTGTCTGGTGGGCGGTTCGCTGGGGTTTGTGCCTACTGCGGGCGGGCCTGTCGGTCGGGCTGGTGTGCGCCGTTTCCCCGGCCCGAGGGTCGGGCGGCAAACAACGGGCGACGTCACGCGGCCTCTGTGTCGTGCCGCTCGTGCGGGCGGGGCAGTGCGACGACCGCGGCCTGCTCGCACTTCGGGCAGGTGCAGCGGCCGTGGGTCGGGGTGGGGCCGGTGGCGGTAGTACCGATGGGCCAGCCGCCGGTGTGGGTGATCCGGTAGCCGGGCTCGGCGGGGGCCGCGGCGACGGGGGCCGACTTCGGGGTGGCGGTGCGGCCGGTGAGGGCGAGCAGGTAGCTCTTGAGGTCACCGTCTTTGCGGAGGGCGGCGATGTCCTCGGTGGTGGGCTGATTCATTACGTGGCCGCCATGTCGCAGAAACGGGCAAAGTGCCCTTGGAATGCAGTGGTGATCGTTGCGGTGGGCCCGTTGCGGTGCTTGCCGACGATCAGGTCCGCCTCGCCGGCGCGCGGGCTTTCCTTCTCGTAGGCGTCCTCGCGGTGAAGCAGGATCACGATGTCCGCGTCCTGCTCGATCGCGCCCGACTCGCGCAGGTCGGACACCTGCGGCTTCTTCTCGGTGCGCTGTTCGGGTCCGCGGTTGAGCTGGCAGAGGACGATGACGCTGATGTTGAAGTCCTTGGCGAGGAGCTTCAGCCCGCGGGACAGGTCGGCGACGGCCTGCTGCCGGTTGTCGGCCCGCCCGACTTGCATCAACTGCAGGTAGTCGATGATCACGAGCCGCAGGCCTTTGGTGCGGACCAGGTTGCGGACGCGGGCCCGCAGGGTTGCGAGGGACAGCAGGGCGCCGTCGTTGATGTAGAGCGGGGCTTCGGCGATCGCGTCCTGCACTCGGGCGGCGGCGCGGGCGACGTCGCTGTCGGAGACGACGCCCTGTCGCAGGTGATGCAACGGGACGCGGGCCTCGGCGCACAGGATGCGGTCGGACAGGTCGCCGCTGCTCATCTCCAGCGACTCGATGAGCGTGGGAATCTTGTTGCGGATGGCGGCGCCGCGGGCGAAGTCCTGGGCGATCGTGGACTTGCCCATGGCGGGCCGGGCGCCAATGACGATCATCTGGCCGCCGGTGAAGCCCCCGGACAGGAGGCTGTCGAGGTCGATGAAGCCGGTGGGGACGCGGTCTTCGTTGGTGGGCGGGGTGGTGGCGCGGTCGATGCTGTCGAGGAGGAGGTCGCCGATGACGGCGAGGTTGCTTTCGTCCGTGGGCCGGACGGCCCCGTCAAGGTCGGCCTGAATGGCGGCAACGTCGGCGTCCTCATCGAAGGCCGGCGAACTGCCTTTGAGGATGGCGTCATAGCCGAGGGCGACGACGCGGGCGGCAACGGCCTTCTTGGTGACGCGGGCCGCGTACCAGCTGGCGCTGCCGTAGTGGGCCTCGTTGCAGAGTTCCATGAGCTGGTCGGCGGGCGGCACGCGGGTGGGCATGCGACCGTCGGCATGCCAGGCCTCGAGCTGCCGGTGCACGGCGAGGTGCTTCAACTCGCCATCCCGGAAGACGGTGCGCAGCGCCTCGACCGCGAACCAGGACCAGCGCAGCCAGTCGATGGTGATGTCGGCCGGGTCGAAGCCCTCGGCAGCAAGTTCGTCGACGGCGGCGGGCTGCATGATCGCGGTGGCGACGAGGACCCGCTCGGCTTCGAGGTCGCAGGGTCGAGACGGCGGGCGCGGGCCGGCGTCGGCGACATCCTCGTCGGGAGCCCACATTTCGGTTTCGGTGGTCACGCGGGGTTCTCCTGGCTGGGGGTGGCGAACTGGGCGGCGAAGCAGGTGTCGCAGTTGCGGTCGCCGCACGGCCGACCGGCCGCATGAGCGGCTTCGATGCGACGGAACTCAGCGCGAATCTCGGGGCTCTTGACGATCCCGTTAGCGATCCAGAAGGCGAGCTTCCAGGTGTCGACATCGCAGTTGACCTGCTGGGCGATCAGGTGACGGAGTCGGTCGTCGGCGGGTGGGTAGCTCACGCGGCCTCACCCCGACGGCGGTCCGGGCCTTTGAACACGACGCGCTGGCACATCTCGATGAGCCGGCTGGTGACGCGGTCGCCGAGGCGGTCGCTGATCTCCTTCGGCACCAAGTTGGAGGTGATCAGCGTCGGCAGGTGGTTCTCGTAACGCCAGTTGATGAGCCGGAAGTTGATCTCTTCGGTGAACTCGGTGGGCTTCCGCTCCGCGCCGAGGTCGTCGAGGAGGAGCACGGACGCGTCGCGGTAGCGGCGGAACTCGGCCTCGGAGTCGACGCCGTGCCGCGGACGAAGGGCGGCGTACAGGTCGGCGGCGGTGGTCACGACCCAGCGGGCGGCGACGCCGGCGAGGGCGAGATCACGGATCGCGCCGTAGGCCTGGTAGGTCTTGCCGGTACCGGTTGGACCGAGCAGCAGCAGGGAGCGCCCGTGATTGGCGGCGGCGACGGGGGCACTGCGCTCGGCCTGGGCTTCGCGGGCCTGGTCGGTGAGCTCCTGCAGCCAGACGAGGATTTCGGGGCTGTCCGTGATGGCGTCGCGGTAGTGGAACGGGATGATCTTGTCGGCGGCGACGAGGGAGTAGCGGGCCACGTTGGCGGCGGTGTACGGGTCGGTGTCACCGGAGTTGAGCCAGTCGAGGCTGACGCCGCGGGCGGCGAGCAGCCGCTCGAGGTGGTATCGCTTCGGGTTGATGGCCGGGGTCCACTGCATGGTCAGTCCCATCCCTGGTTGTAGTCGGAGTCGTCTGCGTGATTGCGGTGCGGTTCGTAGCCGCCGACGGCGTGCAGATGGCGGCCGGGCGGCGTGTCGGGCTCGTCGTCGTAGCAGCCGTTGTTGAGCCAGGTCGCCGGGTACTTCGTGTACTTGGGTTCCTGGTCTTTGCGCTCTTGGGCGTAGGTCTTGGCGGCGTCGACCATCTGCTGGGGCTCTGCGCCGCGTTCGATGGCGGCGGTCCAGGCCTTCTTGGCGGCTTCCTTGTCCCGTCGCTTCGGGTAGGTCAGCCAGAAGGCGCCGAAGGCCTCGAGGTGGTGATCTTTCTTCTCGCTGCCGCTCTTGGTCTGAACCGAGGCGACCGGCTTCTCGGGCTGGTTCGCGACGGCTGCGGGAGAAGAGTCTTCTAGTAGTTGTTTGTCTGACGGTTGTTGGTGGTTAGGGCTGCGTTCCGTGCGTGACGAACGGACTTTAAGTGCGTGACATTCGTCGGTCACGGACTCTGCGTGCGTGACAGTCACGCCTTCTGCGTCCGTGACGGTCACGGACTCTGCGTGCGTGACACCCTTCGAGCGGGACCGGCGCTTCCGCTCCGCGGCGGCGGCACGGAACTCGTCCTCCTCGCGCTCGAGGTTGCTCCAGTCGGTGGCCGGGCGACGCAGTTCCATCGCGAGCTTGTAGCGGGTGCGTGTTTCACGAGTGCCGTCCTTCGCGATCAGTCCGGCCTTCTCGAGGCGGCGCAGGGCGCGCTGAACGGTGGCCCGGTCGTAGCCGGTGCGGTACTGGATGCGGAGCACCGAGGGGTGCGCGTCAGTGCCCGTCGGACTCGCGTGCTCAGCGAGCGCCTGAAGGACGTGCCGGCCAGTCGTGTCCGGCTTGCCCTTCTCGGTGCGCGGCATGGGCGCGTCGTCCATGGCCCACGTGACGGCCTCAGTACTCACGGAATCTCTTCTCTCAGGAGGGTGTCTCTGCTGGTGGATCGCTGTTTTGAGGCAGCCCTCATGGGGGCGGCGTTGCTCGCGGTGCAGGAGCTTCGCCAACCCTTGAATTGTACAACCCGACGGACCGTACAAGCGAGCTTCTGTGTATGCTGGTCTCATGAGTGAGCCGAAGATTCGGGAACTGGGAGTCTCCGAAGCGCGCGCGAACATGACCGAGGTCATCGCCGAGGCGCGACTCCTCGATGTCGACTTCGTGCTCACCCGCCGCGAGAAGCCGCAGGCCGTGCTCGTCTCCGTCAAGCGGTACGAGGAGGCCAAGTCCCTGCGCCGGCTGGTTGATCTGCTGAAGGCGGAGGACGCCGATCTGTACGAGGAGCTGCTGGCCAAAGCCACGCCCCGTCGGGTCGTCAAGCGGCGCATCAAGCCCGACGACGACGTTCTCTGACTTCATCGCTTCTCCTCCTCCTCTCCGGCCCCGCCTGTACGGCGGGGCTTCGTCGTGTCCGGGCTAGGCGGCCTGGTTGCGGGCGTAGTAGACGGTTTGCCGGGTGCAGCCGACGCGTTCGGCGGTGACTCGTGCGGGCAGCCCCCATC